TTGAATTCTGAAGAGTTTCATCGGCAGCTTTACGATTTACTACCTCATCAGAAAGTTTACTTTCTAAGGTAGCATCACCAGTTTGACGATTAGTGATTTCTTCAGTGAGTTTCAATTGAATGTTTGCATCTGCATTTGCTCTCAATTGGGCTTCTGCAGCAATGTCTTGTTTGAGCTCTGCCTTATCATTGATATGCAATGTATTCAGTTGGTGAATACTTTCTGATAAAGCATCGTCAGCCGTTTTACGAAGCTCAGCTTCTTTATCTACCAAGTCTTTAGCATATGCCTTAGCTTCTGCCAATGAACCAGTAGTTTCATTTCTGAGGTCTGCAATGTCAGCAGTATTCTTATCGACTTTTGCTTCTATCTTATCTATCTTATTGATAAGGTTAGTAACTGCAGTGTCGATTTTATCATTAAGTAAATCCACTGCCTTAATGAAATTAGAGTTAACCTCACTAATTTGGGTACTCAGTTTCCCTTCCTCCTCCTTAGCTCGGTTAACTTCATCTGTCAGTGCATTACGTAAATCCGTTAATTTGTTGGTAATTGTAGTAGCAAAGTTGGGGTCATTTCCCAATGCTTCTGCCAATTCCTTTAATGTATCAAGTGCATCATCGGCACCATCAATCAAATCACTGATAGCTTGTCTTACCTGTTCTTCAGTTTGGAACTTAGTATCATTCTCCAACTGAGAAAGCTTAGTGATGTAGTTTGCTCTTTCTTCAATGCCTTCCAGTTTCTCTTTGAGTTTATCCGTGAAGTCATTTTTAGATAAGTCGTATCCTTCTCTCTTATCTACCTTATTGGCAATAGAAAGAACGAATGCCCAGAACTCATTAATAGTTCCAGCAAACCCAGCCTTTACGAAGTCATCAAAATAACCTTGTAAAAGTCTTTGGTCAATTTCTTCATTTGTGTAATACTTACTTACGTACATATTATTATTATTATTTTAAGGATTGATTACTTGCTTACCACAGAAGAAGTCAGAATTCTTATCTCTGAATGGTTCTCCTTCTTTTCCACAGAAGGCATTCATTGGAATATCTGGATGTTCTGGGTCTGGATCTCCCCCGTCTTCAATATCACCTCTGATTATTGCATAATCTGGGAGTTGATTGATACGGAATTTTATCACCTGGCCAATACCCGGATGAGGTATTATCTTATCCCAAACTTCTCCAAAGTAATCTTGAAAGCAAGTAACAAACTTACCTCCAGTCATAGACTGGAATGTGGTAACGTCTAAATTACTTTTCTTACTTTCAATATGTACTCCAGATGTACCGTTCAAGACAATCAGGTTACTGTCAAACCAAATACCGTTCCCAGTATTAATTGGTTTCCATCGTAACATTAACATCTTTGCCATATACTTTTCAATTTTATTCTACGAATTGTATTTTGGTATCTCGGTCCCTTTTTAGGATAACCATGAAGACTAATGCTTCATCCTTGGCTTGGGCAACTTGTGTATCTCCCGAAGGTTTATAAGTGATACCGTTGATTACAAATCTATCTTCAGACCAGTTAAAATCCCAATAGCCTTCTGGAGTTAAATATCCCAGTTGTTCTATATATGATTTAGTAACCAGTATTGATAAATTCTCATCATCGAGTTCTCCAGTTACTGTTGCCTTATTAATAGGCCAGTTTCTGAAGGCATTGTAATAACATAATGCCTCGATTGGTATATTATAATATTTAGGGATTTCATCTTCTCCATGACTTAGGAGTTGATTTACATTCTTTGCCCAAGTTATAGTTTGCCTACCAGCATCTATATCCAAGAAATCATTTATAATCTTCTTGTATCTATCCCAAGACCGGTTCTTAACCAATCTATGAGGAGTCTTGGTCATCGTTTTCTAATTAAGGTTCTACCATTACGTTTTACTGGAGAGCTGGGGTTTGGCCCATCTATTAATCCAGGTCTTCTTCTGTCTACTACTCTTGGAACTACTACATGACTTGATTGGTCACAGAATGGTAAGTAGATTTCCAATCGTCCAGCTAACATACAAAGGTTTTTTCTTAACTCGTCTATGATACCACCAGGTTGCATTGCTTGAGAAAATGTTTTCCATAGGGAAGATGTTGCATCGGCAAGTGTATCATAGTACTGCACTTCAGTAGGCCCAGTTGTGATTTGTTTGATTCTATCACCTCGAGCTTGTTCCGGTTTAGAAGAACCATCACCAACTTGTTCTTTGGTTGAAGTAAGTTGACTTAGGTATTCTCCTGTACTTGTTAATAAATTAAGGAGCTTAACATTGAGATAATCCCATGCTGCCAATTCCATAATTAATTGGTTTTCTAGAGCTTCATACATTAACTCATCATTATATTTATCCAGTGGGATAATATGATTTACTAGCGGTTGGATATATAACTGCCATTTAGTTATGTACATTGCTTTCTCTTCTGATGACATACCATCTGAGATTTCTGAAGGAATGTAATAATTGATTAGGTTATATATACTATCGGTTAATGTAGTTTTAGACTCGGTATTTACAATTACGGTTTTAGTTGCATTTAAGTTAAGTCCTTCGGAGTTCGTTATGTTCAACGCTACTGTATAGAATCCGGACTTTTCATAAGTATAAGTAGGTTGTTTAACATCATAAACGGACCCCTTATCATCACCAAAGTCCCAGTCAAAAATGGCCTTGGCTGGGACTTTGGTTAATACTCTAAATGAAACTTCCAGACCATTCGCAATAGCTACAAAGTCTAGATTGTCCATGGTATCTTATTTTTTAGATTCTTCGAACTCTTCCAACAGAACCTGAATCAGAGTTTCAACTGTATCACCCTTGTCGGCAACAATTTCGTGACGAGCAGCGATAAGGGTTGCTTCTTCGAGAGTATAGGCTTTGGCAATCTTTTTGATTTCCATACCCTTTTCGAACTGAGCATTCAGTTTCTTTTCCAACTTATCGATATCCTCATTGGAGTATTTGTCGGTAGCTTTCTTATCAAGAACCAAACGAAGGTGACCTGAATTCAAAGCCATCTGAATCTTTTTGGTTCTGTATTGACGAGCACTCAATTCTTTTTCTTCTCCTCTACAAATTGTAATACCTGTAGATTGGTCATGGAAGCTGTAAGCTTTAGCACCTACAGTTACTTTATATTTATTATCCATATTACTAAGTTTTTAGATGTTTAAAATTAGGGGTAGGTCCTCGCAAAACTTACCCCATTGAGAAATGGAATTATTTGTAAAATAAACCAGGTGTAGTATTACTCAAGGTTAACCAAGAGATATGGGTCAATGTTCATGAATTCAGGGAATCCGAATTCAGTGAACATCTTCTCTGCAGACAGAATCAATGCAGCATCCTGATACATCTTAGAGAAGCCTGTAGTCAGAGTAGCATAGATTGCCTGAGTCTGATTTGATACGATTCTTTCTGATTCAAGCATCAACTGTTTTGCAGTCAGCTTAATCAAAGCAGCAGTTGTATCAATCAACAGCAAACCTTGGTCAGGTGTACCCGGGTGAATGTAGAAGTTAGCATTCTTAGGTACCGGAGACTTCACATTCAATGTAGCTTCAGTTGTACCAGAATGACGTTCCTTGAATTCCGGCAAGTTCAGCATTTCGATTGCCTGGTCTTCACCACCAATCATAGTAGTAAAGTTACGTCCCATACGAGCAGCTCTTACCCAGATATGCAGCAAATCTTTGTAAGTTATACCATTCGTAGTTTCGTATACACCGATAACCGGAGCAGATTCTGAACCATCAGGTTTGTTACCATTGATAACAACATCCATTGCCAGAGTATCCATTGCATAACCGAGCTGAACACCGAAGTCACGAAGGTAGATTGCCAATACATCGAGTGAAACGTAGTTACGAACTTCATCAGTAAGTTTGAATCCCTTACCAATTTTGAAGAGACTTACTGATTTCTGTCCAAAGCTTACATCTCCCAATGGGATAGTTTCTGCTTCGTTAACCTTTGCAGGTGCAGCATCGGACATATTAATCATCGGCATGATTGCGCTAAGACCACTGATTGACTGGTCAGATGCAATAATCTCCGGATAGAACGGAGCTTGATGCATACCAAGAGTGATGGCAGAACGAATGATTTCCGGAACAATCCAACGAACATCTTGCTGAGGCATTGTGAAGATGTTTTCCATTGTGTCGATTTTCGGATTGATATCCAACTTCTCGAACAATTCATCTTGGGTAATACCCCATTTACCAGTGGTGAGTTCACCTAAAGTGATGTCCACAGGTTTCTTGTTCTGTGAACCTTGACGGTAAGCATCCAACTGCTGTACCATTTGAGGAAGTTCTTTTGCGAAATCTTCTCTCTTCAATTTTGAAATATCAACTTTTTCCATGTTTCTTCTTCTCTTATTTAATGAATACTTGAATTACCTCGTTTGCCTCATCTGCAGGTGTGATGGCAATGAAAGGTGTAGCATCTGTTGACTGGTTTGCTTTTACAAATCGGCCGTTCAGTAAGTCACCAGAGGGAACTACATATCCTGCTTTTAAGTCAGCCTCATTAGATACCCAGTTACAAATCATGTAACCTTCCACAGCAACAGTTACCTCTACTGGGAATTTGTTCTGTGCCTGGTAAGCAGGATTTACATTGTCGGTTACTGCCACTCCGATATATACCTGAGTAGGTTTAGTGTAAGGCTCAATTAAACCGTCTTCTCCAAGAGCTACCGGCATACCTTGCAAAATTGTTTCACCATCTTTTACACAGAAAGCTTGGTGCAATTTGTGTGATTCACTTTTGTAAATCACCGCTCTTGGGGTCTTTTCCCCAAACAGCGTCATTGGCTGGTCTTTGTTTACGATTTTAGTCATAACAGTGATATTTATCGATTATTACTTGAATTTCTTCTTGTACAAGTCTTCAAGGGTTTCCGAAGTAGACTTGGCTTCTGCATTTGAAGTAGTTGCAGGTTTCTTGGTTTTATCCTCATTGTAATTCTCTGCAACAGAAGAAGCACGGCTTACATCATGAGAACCACAGCTTGCACATACCATTGGGAATTTTTCTTCCAGACGACTCTGATAATCCTTAGTTAAGGAGATGAGAGTAACGATGCCAGTAGTTTCGGCATTCAACATTGTAACAATAGTTTCATCGGCTTTGTCACCCATCAACTTCTTGTAAGTAGTAACAGCATTTTCACGGAGAGAAGCAATGTGATTCTTTCCTACAGTTGCCATTTCCTTCAAGTTTGCAACTTCTGCATTCAGGTTGGTAATCTGTTCTGTAAGAGAAGATTTCTCTGTAGTAAGATTATCTACCGTTGTCTGAAGACTGTTTTTGGATGATACCAAGCTTTGAATACAAGAAATAACTTCTTCCTGAGTCATTTCTTTGCCTTCTGCCAGAGATAACATGTTATCTCCGAAAAGCTTTTCTAAAAATTCTTGCAATTCTTTGTTCATATTTTCTTTATTAGGATTATGATTTTCTTGGGTACCATTATCATTAAAAGAATCTGGAGTATTGTCCTTTTCTTGGAATGAGTTGAAGTCCGTTTTGTAGTCAGTAAAGAAGTACTGTTTGGACTTGTCATCCCGATATTCCTCATAAGAAGACCAGGTTCTTTTTGCAAAGGTTGGATTAATGATTTTACCATCTTCACCAATCTTTTGAGCAAATGAATCAGCTCCATGAGATACCAGGGATGTTTCCATATATCGAACTACCTCAGTAACTATTCTACGAACCATTTCACCCTTAGAGTCATAAGTACCAAGTTTTCGATAGAATTCACCATCTTCCATTCCTGGGTGTGATTTATCCCACTTAAACTGTACTGTTACCGAGTTACTATGAATTGAAGGAGGTTCCATAAGAATACCTCTAGCAATTCTTGGGTTAGCTTTACCATCAATCTTCAAAATACCGTTGATACCTGCAGGTATAGTAAAGCTTCCATCCTTATAAGACTCCTGCCACATTACTTGAGATACAGCTCCAATTGCATTACCAATATTTGTTTCATGGTCGCAATTTACTGTTTGTCCAAGTAACATTCTCATAGAAGCCTTGAGTACTCCATTCTGACTAAAGTCAGTAGGATTCCAGTTCTTAGATACAATCGTTTCAGAAAGTAATCTGAACATTGGTTCAATGAACTCTTCATCCTTTGGAGTAAGTTCCGATTTATCAAGGTTTGGATAATAGGTATTATAATCTATATCTCCTCCCCAAAATCCAAATTGAGCAATGGTATCCGGTGTCGGAGTCTTCCATTTGTAATAATTCTCTGAGAAAGCCTGGGCTCCAACTGCTTCTGGGATATCCCCAGCCATAATGGTATGACCCTGGCCAATCACCATTGAATCAAGATGCTCTTTGTTTTTCTTAGTAAATTTACTCATCTTGCTTTTGTATTTTGGTCTCCACGAGATGGAGCCGGATTAGTTTTATCTCTTGACCTACGAGCAGATTGATTTTTATCATCCTGCCTTTGCTTCTTCTTGGTTCCCTCTTGAGGGTCTGAGTTACCTTTAGCAAATTGGTCCTCAAGTGAAACTCTTGGTTCATCTTCATCAGGAGAATCATAACCCATTGCCCAAGCATATTGGTCTTGGCTAATGATACCAGCCTTATATAATAAATCCAGGTTTTGGATTTTATACTGAAGACCTTGTTGAACCTTAACTTCATCAGAGATAGTTGAAGTTCCCCATGATATCTTTATTCCCTTATTATCAAAGCCTGCCAGACGCAGTTCTAGAGAATAAAGAAAATCCAATACATAAGTTACAAGCATTTGGATATTTTTTAACTGGCTGATTAATTTAGACAGCATTATACCCGTTGCTCCCTCTCCCGTTGTTGAACTAACTCCAATAAGGTTTCCATTAACTCCCAAACCATTTGCAACTGATTGCTGATTCATGTTCCAGGGTTTCTCAATATTACCAAGCTCCTTGGTAGTTGAATTGAGTTTAAACTCATGGTCATCAATATAACCCGTTACTATTCCGTCCTTCATGCCATTACGAAGATTTCTTTTCAAATCCTTTAGTGTACGTTCAAGACGATTCTGGTAAGCTTGTAAGCTTTCATTAGGATTCTGGTCTGGTTTAGTCATCTTAGCTTCCAAGAATCCTACCATACCAACCATTTCCATTATGTGTTTGAAGTTAACCTTCATATCATGTTGGCCTTTTAATGAATCCAATGCTGCCATAAAAGGAGGAATCCCATAAGGTTCATCGGTATCATTAAACATACCAGCATACACATAAGTTTCTGGGTTTAGTTTGATATAATCTTGGTGCTTAACAAAGTAATTCTTATTCCTCTGGTAAGGAGAATATACTCCATTGTTCTCCCTTTTGAAAACAATGTTCTCTGGTCTAAGGAATAAGACTGTATCTAAACCTTCTAGCCTATCATTTGGAACTCCTTCAACAGATATAGCTCCACTAACAAGGCATTGTACAATCATCTTATTAACTAGACCGTCTATACCAGCAGTATACCTGGACCATTTCTTTGTAGCTTCGGTAAGATGTTTTCTCATCTTATCTGCTTCGGCATCTGAATTATTTGGGAATGTTACCGTATGACCTGTGTTTGCCAACTTAAACATATCCTGCAAAGCAATGCCCATATCCGGATTTACCTTATATAAATCACGAATCAAAGGGATTACTTCAACACGAAAAGAAGGATCTACCATTACGGTCATCCCTTTCAGAGTACTGAGTAAAGAGTTATCTTCATCTACTGATACTCTACCAGGAGATATAGCAGCAGCTTTTGGCTTGCTTGGCTCCTTGTTTGATTCAGGAGGTGGGTCTTTCTTTCTACCCCAACTCCAATTAAAATTGAGCTTTTTCATTTCGGTTGTACTATTACGTTAGTTTTTCCTTTTCTTATGTGATTACAGATTGCTTTACCGAATATAGAGTCATCTGCATATACATCCCCCTCTAGGTCTACATCTACTGTAGAATTATTAGCTCTATGCTTACCCATTGCAACTGGCCTACCTAAACCATCATATATGAAGGTATATGCTTCTTGAACAAAGAAAGGGTCTTTAACAGTAATATTATCTTCTCGAATATCCTGTTCAAGTCCCTCTACAATAACAGAACGGTTCTTTTGTGTAGTTAACCATCCTGGAGATTTATCTACCTCAGGTCTAGATTTACCTTTCTTCTTAAGCATTTTCTGATAGTAATACAGTTTAGGATAGCCTTCAGTTTGAAGAGCAGAAGTTACTGCCAATCCAACATCATTAGATTCTGGAGCAATAGTGGCAAAGTTAAACAAATGCCCGGTATCTCCAAGTAACCTTGCATACTTATCTACTGAAAGTCTACCTTTGAATACTGCTTGTTCTTCTCCTTGTTTATCCATGCAAGTAAATGCAGAGTAGTCAGAAGACCTACCAGTTGAAACGTCAGCACCAATGAAATATTCCTTATCTGGTGCTGGTTCTAAGAATTGCCGATATTGACCATTGAATCTTTTCTTAATAACCGGATAATCACTAAGACAGTCTTCGATAGCTTTTATGTCAGCTAAGTCGAAGACCGTATTTCCAGATGATAAGAAGTCACCATCAATTTCTTGTGCAGTTCTTTTGGTTCCCAAAGCAGAAGACATTTCATTGTACCAATTAATGTCTCGTTCTGGGTGCATTTGCCAATACAATCTGAGTGGGTTAAATGGATTCCCACCTGCAATAGCATCAACCCAAGTAGAATGGTAAAAGTTACCAACTCCATAAGGAGTGGAATTGATGATAGCAGCTCCACCAGTGGAAAGAGTAGGGAAAGCGGCTGCCCAGATTTGGGCAGCCCATCTAACTACTGCTGCTTCATCAATTACCAATAAGGATAGAGATTCCGAACGACCAGCTTCAGAAGACGTTGGGATAGATTCTATGAATGAGCCATTATCGAACTCTATCATTGATGCAGAACCATATTCTCCCGAACGACCATTTATAATCGGTGTCTGTAAATACCATGGCAGGTTTTTGTACATGAACTTAATCTTCTTAAGTACCTTCTTTGCTGTTGTGTCCTTGATTGAGATAATGTTAATCTTCTTGTTAGGATGATACATTGCCAACCATAGGCAGTACATAGATATAAGCTCCGTAATACCTGCCTGCCTGAACTTAAGCAGAATATTGAAACGTTCTTTTACGAAGTTATACAGAACCGATTTTTGATACGGGTAAAGTTCAAATCTTACCTTTCCCCTCATAGGGTGTATCACATAAGTGAAAAGGCTAAAGTAAAAAACATCATTACTAACCTTAGCAAGTGTTGCTAATTCTTCCCTTGTGAGAGCAGATGTGTTAGTTTCTATGTTAATCTTCTTTGCCATAATCAAAAGTTATATGTTACTGAAAACTCTAAGTCAGCTTTTATTCCCGAAAAAAACTTCGGATAATGAAAAGCATTTATACCAAGTTTATAATTGAAATTAGTAGTCTTGATTGAAAGGCCTGTCCCTATGTCTAACATTTGATTAAAGACCCTATATTTACCATAAACGTATGGACTTAGAGTTAGTTTTCTAATTCTTTTTTGAGTTAATTGACCTTCATACCAATTGTACTTATACTTATCTAAGTCCATGTTAAACATTCTCGTTGAATAGGAGTTTGTTTCCTTGTTGAATAAACTTAGGTTCAATTGGTTTTTATCCAAGGTAAATTGGACCAGAGAATCTTCTCTACTAATCCTATTCGAAGTAACCGCTGTTGAATCAGAAGCCTGGGGTTTAGTCGAATTGCTACTGTTTCGATAGAAGTCGTAGAGAAGAATTCTCTGGGGCTGAACCAATTGTGTATATGGTGATTGGGGCTTGAAGTTCTCTTTCAGTTTGATTGTATCAGGAATGCCAATGACCGATGAATCAGGAAGTTGTCTGATATATGAATTCAGTTTGTAATTCCTGAAGCAAAGGTAAATAGTAAATCCTAGTAGCAAAAGTACTAAGGCATTCTTTAGGTTTTTCTTGTTCATAAGCTAACATATTAATTATCAATGACTTGGCATTCAGTTGCCAAGAGTAATACATACTTAATCAATTCAAAATCAATCAGTTACGTTCTTGGCTTGTTCTCCTTCTCCCTTAACAATCCCTTTTCCTTTCAGATTAGAATTATGTTCTATTGGCTAATAGTCTAATAGCTATAGGTAAGCTAAACAAAAAAGAGAAAATATATAAAAGAGAAAAAATAAAAATTCAAGGTATCTGGGCCTTCTTGATACATCGCCTAAACCAAATCCCAACTTCATATACCGAACCTTTGGCAATGGTATACCTTGCTTTGTTTAACCAGTAAAGGTAATTCTCTTGGTCAATGTAAATCTTAAACTGTTTAGGAAATCCCATGATTGCCTTGAAATCATTAATCCCAAGAGGGTATCCATCAGGTCTAAATTGCCTATCTGCAGGTCTTAAAGTTAGAGGTGGTTTATCTAATTCTAATCGATATACTCCCGGGAGAGTACTCATCTTTGCAGTTTTAATGGGCCATTTCTTCTCTTGCTTGAAAGCACTATTCCATAATACTTGAATCTTCTCAACGGTCAGATTCTTCTTTTCCGGAAGCTTTCGATAGTCATACATTGCAAGGGTCTTTTCTATCGGAATGTTATAATTATTCCCGTAAGGAGATACAAAGAGTAAATCTCTAGTAAGTTTTGGAGCTTTTACTTGGAATACTTCATCAAAAGCATTCAAGTATTTCTTATCGGTTTTCTTATGCACTCCAATGACAATTAAACGTTTCCTTGATACTTGAGAGTTCCCATAGTCAGAAACTGACCTTTCATGAAAAATAAGTTTATAGTCCTTAAAGGTTAAATTAAAGAACTCATAAGGAAGCAAAGATAGCAAACGAGGAAGATTTTCAATAAGAAAAATCTTAGGCTTATATTCTAATATTGCAGCAGTTACTAGATTTAAACTCCTGTTATCCTTAGGGTTACCCAATTCTTTTACCTTTGAAAGCCTCATAATGGATGATGCTCCACAGTCTGGAGATGATATAATAACATCTACTCTCTCCTCAAATTGAGGTAAGTTATATCCCTTGTAGAATGGTATATCACCAAAATTAGCTTTCCATTGCTCTTCACCAGGAGTATGGAATACTCCTCTTACTTCTATATTCCCAATCAGATGTTTTCTGAAAGGGAAGAGCAGGGCACCTTGCCCTGCACATACTCCCAATACATTCATTTCTTGTAGCTTCTAAGTTTTACATACTTAACCCAGGAATAATGTTTACGAGTTCGGATATATTCCAAGTCGTGGTCATTGTTATGGGCTTCTTCTTCGAAGCTTACATCATGGTATCTTTCGCTTTGTTTGTTCCACTTAGCAAAGAACATGATGATTAGGTACTCGATTGCATACCATAAGTAGTAGAATATCCACAACATCTCTTGCATTTGTTTGAGATGAATGTGCTCATGGTTGTAATCATAAGTATCAAACTTAGCACCTTTTCTCACAAAGACAATTCCGAATAGGTTCATTGCCTTGTATCCCTTGAAAGGGATGAATTTGTTGTAAATTACCTTCATTATATCTTGTTTTTAAAGTTTTCGTAAGCGTTTTTTAACTTCTGGTCATAGGCATTTTCAGCATAACCAGGACCATTATACTTCCGAGCAAAGCCTGCCCAGTCATGTTCTTTCAGATTTTTCAAGCAACTGGTATTATTCATGTAGTAATACATGAGTTTTAACTGACTTTCATGAGATTCCTGCATCTTTTTCACGAATTCGAAGACGTCTTTACAGCCACAATAGAGGTGATTGAAGCCCATAATCTGAAACATTCCCCAAGAAGCTGACTTCAAAGCACATTCTTCGTCGATTTTCTTGGCAATTTCGAGTCTTTTGTACTCATTTGCTCCTCCTAAGTACTTCGATTTATCCCATTTTGGGAAACAAATCGTAGGGTAACTCTTTTGAGCAGCTACTGACTTGTCTAAACCGAATTTATTTTTGATTTCTTTGTACATAATGTGACCTTCAAACAGAATTTGAGGTCTACCATCTACTAGAAATCCATCTCTACCTGCTCCTTCAACTAGTTGTACTGCCTTTAAAAGAGCTGGCTCCAGTCCTAAATCATTGGCCAGAGCCACAATCATTTCATTAGTTAACTTATCCATAACGTTATATTTTAAAGTTCATTAAAGAAAAGAAAGTATTGCGTATACCTTATCTGGATGATAGTTAGGAGTTCTATTATCTTATATAATATATAAAAATTTATAATAATATGGAAGAGAAACTCACATGTCACCTATGTAATTCACCATTAGATTTGGATGATTACGATTTAGCCAAAACAGTACCTCAGTTAATGAAGGAAAAACAACTTTGTTTTCAATGTGCTTTTTGGCATAGAATTATTGAATCGGATAAAACTCTGATAGAGGATTCTAATTACGAAATGATTCCCTTGGTTACACCTTATTTTCAGCATTATTCTATTCACTTAAATAAGATTTGGTTAGAAGTCGCTACCTTTAGAAGAGAGTCATTAGGTTCAACCAAGAAATATATTGCTGCAATGGTAAATAATAAATTGTATATAGGTTCATATAATAATTGGGGATTCCAGGGAATAATTCCGGCACACTTAAGAGAACTTTTTACTCCAAATGGTATAATCCTAACTCCAGAACAACTAGATGACTTACTTAACCGGAAATCCTTTACCGCAGCAGATTTAAAAATTCTTATGAATAATTGCATTAAATCAGATTAATTTTGTATATTTGCATAAACAATTTAATAATAAAGATATGAAAAAGAACAAAGAAACCAAAAAGCTAAAGGAGGGTGAAGAAGTCATTTTCTCTGACGGCAAAACTCTTATGGAGAAAGTAATCGTAGAATCCATAGATAAGAAAGGTGGGTTTGCAGTACTGAGTAACAAAGTAAAGGTATCAAGAACCCTGGGACCCGATGGATTCTATACAAGGTTAGATGGTAAATCAAGTATGATATTACCTCTAACAGATAAATCCGAATTGGATTACCAAGCCTTCAAATCTTATTTCTCTATTAAGAGAAACCTGGAATTTATCGAAGCCAAGATAAAAGATATGAAGGATAAAGAGTTCAGCGAACTAATAGTAGAGTTAGATAAGAAGATATCCAAAATCGTAAATAAGTACTTTGAACAATGATAACCTGGATAATCTTAGGCATCATATATGCCGTATGCTCTATACCTGCATGGTTTATGACCAGAGTAATTACCTCATCCCACCCAATGAAAAGGGTGGGGTTCTTTTTCCTAACTATCTGGTTAATCATGCCTCTATTTCCGATATATTTACTAATCACATATTTTAATAACTATGAACAGAGAAATAACGACGAAGAAGGTAGGTAGGCAAAAGAAGCTTACCAATCCATGTCCAGTAATTAAAGGAGAAGTACAGATAATGGTAGGAAGTCCAAAGTGTATTACCTGCCAATGGTTTGAAAGAAAATTAGAGAAGGATGGAAAAGCCTACGTACACTGCAATCGATTATAATTCCAAAGAGAATAAGGTAATCGAAGAAAGGATAAGAAATTATTACTTACCTGTAAAGAATGTCCTTGAGACAGTTCGGGATAATAGAAGGATTAATATACCCGATTCTTCAAGAGGATTATGTGCTGACCTAATGGATGTAAGCAGAACTATCAGTAGAGAATTTGCATTAGTCGAAGAAGTTTTCCTATGGAGACATGTAATTAAACCATGGTTCACCCCACAAAGGTTTAATATCGAGATAGTATACTTTGGTTATTATAACCCTACCATCATAAAATTGCAAGGAGAAGGATTAAGAATTGAAGGTAGGGTATGGTATAGAATGCCATTAGAAAACCTAGAAGGACATGAATACCTTCTAGGAACAGCATTCTGGTTTCCTATATCTAAGGAACATAATGATAACCGTATTAAAATACTAGAGTGTGCCTTAGAGGATTTAGAGAGAATTAAAAGAGAGGGAGAACCAGAGCTTCCTCCTCTTACATTTGAAGAACCTAAAATATACCCTTGATTATGGTGAAGGTTGAAGTGATAAGTGATAAACCTAATAAGAGAATCCTAAGGTGTTCTGAAGGTAATAGGGTTTGGTATCGGTTATGGATTAATCCTGAGGATATGATGAGAATAGAACCATTATTGGAGGGAGGAGATAGGATTTGGATGGAAGAACTTGAGATGTATTATACTTTCTTCTATGAGATAAGAAATGGTAGGAGGGTCTTAGGGAAGGATAGGATTAAGGAGATATTAGATATTCTTTTGTAAGATGAATGCCAGGGATGTTTTATTCTCTGGCTTCTTTGTGTGTTGTGGGGTTTGTGGGATAATCGGGGTACCTCTTTAAGCGAGGAGCGATTTTGGTGTGGTACTAAAAACGGGGTACCCTTAAGACGAGGTGTTAAAAAGTTGAGGTACTAAATGGGGCTAACGGTTACGTTAAAATTAACATTCAAAAATAAAAAGTAAGGGACAAACATTTTTATTTGCTTTCCCTTACTTTTTATTTAGTTTATAAGTTCTTTAAAAAATCTTTTGTATCTTTGATAATCTGAATTAATACCCAAATTACACCAACAAATAAAAATACATTTAATAGCATATCATTTAATTACTTGAAATTTTTGACTATTTGTAAACCTTTTGTTAGAACTTCTTTTTTTGTGTCCTTTGTATTTTCGCTTGCAATAGAAGCAAAAGAAAAATCGTTTATTTTGTAGACTTGCTTATAAAATTCTGTAAATGCAGAAACAAGTGTTTTTAGTTCATTTTGTTTCTTTTCTTCTTTCGCTTTGCAAATCGAATCAAGCAAAGAAAAAGTAGTGTTTCTTAATTTCTTTCGATACGCTTTCTTTTGCTTTTCGTTCAACTCTGCAAAAAGACTTTCAACGTAAATTTCGGTCTTTTTCCCTAAAGAAGTTTTTAAAAGTCCGTTAGTTTTTTCATTTAGACTTTTAAAAATACTATCAACTGATAATTTAATAGTGCTATTTGCTTTTGCTTGCGCTTTTGCTTTATTTGCACTAACTTTGTTTACTTTGTTGTTAGCAACTTCTTTTTCTACTACTACATTCTTTAATTCTTCCATAATAAAATACATTTAGTTTTTAAGTTTATTTTATTATATCCTTTTCTCTATAAAACTAAATGATTTATAAGAAAAAGAGAAAAGGAATTATTTAAGTGTTTTAGTATTTCAAACATCGCTTTTTGATTACATTACAAAGATACAATTTATATTTTAATTAGCAAAATTTTCAGAGAATTTTTTCTTTAAAAATAGTTAATCAAAATTTTAAATATCTCTTTGCTTTTTCAACACTACAAAGATAAACATTTTATTTGTATCTGCAAAATATTTATAGAAAAATTTTCGAGAAATTTTTAAAGAATTATTTTTAATAATTTTGCATGAAAAATTTGCAAGTAGGTTTTAGGGGTTTGAATTGGGGGCATGGTTGTGGGTAGGTAATGGATGTATATTGATGGATATAGGGAAGGGGTTGGTATAGGTACCACTTTAGAAATTTGGAGGCCCCATACAGTCCGGTAGATATTATCTGTATATTATCATACATAAAGGCCATTAGGTGACTAGCAGGTAATCCTATAATGCCCTGGGCCATCCATGGAGTCTATAGAGTACTATGGCCTATGAGTCTATAGTTAGGCCTATGGTAAGCCTTAGCAAGTCCCATGATGGCCTACATAGAAAGGTTTAAGAAAAAGCCCAGTACCTTAGATAGGCATGGGCTTAGGTGTAACATAGTTAGCGATTAGGCTTCTGCAATAAGGGTAATATATAATGAACCCAGATAAGCGGTATAGGCAGGCTTAGGTTGAGAACCATCATCGAATAGTAAAGGACATTCTGCAAGTATAGAGTTTATTTGGGCTCCTGTAAGAGTTCTATTAGAAAGTTCATAATAGAAATTATGTACTATACGACCGGGAGCTAGTTCTGAGCAATTATATGCCTTGAATGTAAATTCTGGGATGTGTAGATACCCTTCGTCTATTAGGAAGGAAAGATACTCAAGAACTCCTTTCTCATCTACTTGAGAATCAATGTTTAGGATTGCCTGGTTTTTAGTAAACCAAGTTTTAACTAAGTTGGGTTTAATACTACGCATAGGATATAGGATTTAAAAATTAATATTCTTGTTTATTATCACATTGCAAATATAAGCATTTTATTTTATATAGCAAAATCCTAATCAATTTTTATAAATCCTACTGAGGCCCATAATGGATAATGTATTATAGCTCTAATACTAATATTACGTATCTCTCTATCAGTACTCTCTCAAAAGAAGTATCTCTTCTAGCAATCTAAAATTTCTTTTTAACTAACTACAAGGGCCATTAATAACATAGTTACTAGTTTTTAGGTACCTTGAATGGCCTAAAATTACCTCGGATTTATTAAATTTAGGGGCCCCAATCCGACAAAAAAGGTACCTAATTTTATATAAAAAGGTACCCCAAATTATTACCTAATCCTACAAATCCGATTGCCTAATCCCAACCATTTCTATATAATATATTATATAATAAGCGGCCATTAGGGGTCTAGGATTTATCGGATTTAGGTACCCAAATGGGCCTTAGTTGTGGGCCTTTTAGGCAATGGGTTATAATGACCAAAGGCTATGAGACATATGTGTTAGATAGCTATAGAGTAGTGTGGGTGTATAGTAGAAGCTGGGTATCCTAATGAAGGCCATCAATTTTCGGCACCCCCGGAAGGCCTTCAAATTAGTATTAGTTATATGTATATTGATTATATGATATTAGGTATGTGTATTATGTAACATAGTTAGGCCCAGTACGATTTTGTTTTATTGTTCATACTGGGCTTTAGTATTTATTTATGTATTTGTTTTTGTTTGGGAGTTAGGTTATAGGTACCTTAGGATTAGGATTTGAAGGATAATTAGGATTAGTAGGTACTGTAGTTGTGTTAGGTAGTATTTGTATTTTTGTTTGTTGGTGGGGTACTTTATTCTTAGGTAGTTGGTTTCATTTCGGATTAGGATATAGGATATCCATGTGGCTAGGATTATGGTTAGGATTAGTGGTATCATTTCCTTTTGGATTTTAATTTGTTTTGGGTACGGAGGAGCTTGTTGAATTGGGAGTTAGGTTCACAGAACATGTGTCCGAAGTTACTTGGTCTTAGTTTACCTGGAGTAGGGAAATGTTCTGACCATTTATCTTGGCCTGGTATGTATATTATATCTTTGTTCTTTTTCATAAGTCTAATATTGCTGTTTTAAATCCGACTGATGTTAGTTCTTGAATTTCTATGTGTACCATTTCGAAGTATTCCTTGATACCCTGTAAGGAATAGAATTGTAGTACGCCTCCGTCTCCGTGTTCGGCATTTACCTGGTCTATGATTTCCTGATAAGCCTTGTCTTGGTCATCTTCGAATGAATGGTATATATCTTGGACTTGGCCTTCTTCTATGATTATTAAGGTTGTGATTTTTAGTTTCATTTTCTGTAATGTTTTAGTTGGTGATTATATTCTGGGTATTTGTTCTCGTAGTAGTCATAGAGATAGGTATATTCGTCATCTCCTGACCAGCAGTCAAGGAAGTAATCATATTGTTCCTCGGTTGCCTGGGATGGGTGTATTCCCAAGGTATACTTGCAGTAGTGTTCCCATACCGTTTTAGGTTGGAATTTATTGGTAGGGAAAGCCATGACTACTAGAGCCATGGCAATTGATGTTAGGATTATAAGTTTGGTTCTCATTTGATAAAGGATTTGAAAAGACTGATAATATTTTCGGTGAAAATGTAAAGAGTTTCTGGTTCTTCGAGGAAGTTAAGATAATAGTCGATTTCCTCGGCATGTTCTTCCTCATCGAAGTTATCCTTGTAATGTTGGAATTTTTGCATGATAAGAGGTTTGTATTTTTCCTGTTCCTGGATAATGGTTGCACCATAGAGTACCATGTCTACTTCGTCTACGTTATAATCAAAGTATTGATCATCGCAGCCTCTAAGTAAATCCATTTGATTGAGGATATCCATTAGGTCGAATTCCAGGGATTCCTTATCAGCATAAGTATATACCCAAAGCATATCGCCAGAGTAGTTTACCATATCATCGTAATGTGGGTCATCTTCGGCAATTTCGAAGTCATATGTATTTTGGGCATGTGACATGGGCATTTGGCCTTGGATAGAGATAATATGATAAGGATTTTGTGCAATGATTAATGCAAGTATTGAGGTCGAATTTAATGTTGTCATGATGTTATAAGTTTTGTGGAGGGTAGTGAGCCCTCCTGGTTAATATTAAGCGAGTTGATTGTTAAAGTTGGTCTGGTTATCAGGGTCAGGCCAATTCATGGATTCCTCCATGTATTCGGTAGTATAATCGATAATGGTTGCAGCATCGTCCTTGTTAATGGTAGCAACCTCGGATTCGATTTCCCGTTGGATTTGGTCGTAGTGATAAGCAAATGACCTCCGTATGCGTGCAGCAATTCCGGGGTATTTTTTAAATAATTCGATTAATTTACTTTCTTCTTTCATAACGTCTATATTTAAATTATTAATGATATGCAAATATAGAAATAATAAATAATATATGCAATAACCTCGATTACCTACTGAAGCCTTATAAGGTCAACTATCTCGATTGAAGAGTATGGCATACCTATAAGTTCTGAGATTATTCTTTTGGTATGATATACATGAAGATGGTTGGGATTTAGTTTTACCCTTGGGAATATTAGATATGACCTTAGTTCTTCAGTTCTGTAAGTGATTATAAGTTCCTCACAGAATTTTTCGTTTTGACAATCGAAGGATACTAAGAATTTAGACTGTTCTAGCATATTATTAATATTAAGCAATGAGTATTCTCATAAGTTAAAGGTTCTTTACTAGTAGGATGGGAGGATGCACCCATTATTAGGATAATTCCTCCCATGACTAAGATAAGTATAATATTAGGCTTCATGTAATTCTTGATAGGTTGTACATAAGTCCTCGATTAGGTCCTCGATAGTATCCTCCCAGGAATCGTACCCGTCAAGGTTATATTCCCCGGCAAATACGAAAAATACGTCTCCGAATATTAGCCGGACTGTTTTATCTGTAAGGTCCTCATCCTCGTCATATAGTTTGTTTTCAGTTTCATTATCCAAGTCCTCGTCTCCATTGAGTATATCGGATATTTCTGATAAACGTTTGAGATATGAGTTAAGAGTTTCAAGGTCCTCTTGGGAACGTGTCTCTTTAAATTTAAGATAAGTTTTTGATTGTGACATAGTTAGGCCTCCTCTGATTTTAATGGTTCGGCAATTACTGATAAGAAACCTTCATGGTATAAGGTATATAAGATACGGTACCCGGGTTCATGTGGTGGTAAGAATACATTAAGTATATTCCTGAGCAATGGATAAAGTTTCCATTGGTTATCCTCTAGAAATTGATTCCATTCGGCTTTTTCTGTATCATAGTTAGCTGATAGTTGAATATGGAATCTTGGATTTTCCTCGGATAGAGGAGTAAATACGTTGGTGACTACCTCGATTTCGTTTGATTCCTTTTTGTATTGGGTAATTGGATACCAGATACCTTCGTTTTTCCATTGATTGAGCTGGAATATGGTCATCCCAGATTCAAGTAAGTTGGTAAGTTTGTAAAGATTAACCATGTTGTTGTCTATTTTAAAATGAATAATATATTTTATTTATCACTACAAATGTAAGAATAATAAATAATATATGCAAATATAACTGAGGTAGAGGCAGGCTCTGTATGAATTAGAGTCCTGCCTCTTGGGTAGATATGAAAACAACTGGTTAATCGTCATTAAGAGAATCCTCATCAAGGATTTCATTTGATAGTTCGTGAAGAAGTTCTACCTGGTATTCTTTTGGTAGGCCATCTATGGTTCCCTTTATTTTCTCTTTTAAGACTCCTCTAAGGGTATCTTGGTATTTTATAACAAAGGTAATAGCCGAAATTGGTACCGGTATAAGTATCCTCATTTGTGTAGTATTATTACATCTGTCAAGTAATTCCGATAACTCTTTGCGGTTTTCCAATGAATGTTGAATAACCATGGCGATTACATCTGGTTGTTGAACATCGGTACATCCCGAAGCATATCGTACAATCCTATCAAATGTTGATTCGGTAATGTCAAAGGGCATACCATTTAAGAACGGTCCCCTGAAGTCAGGGTCCATTGTTTCTGTTTCTAAAATAGCTCTGATTTTCATTCTTCTACTTCTCCTATTCCGTTAGCAAGTAAATAATCGTAGTACAAATGTACGTTAGTATCTCCGTAAGTCCTAATGTAGGATTCAGCATCCTCTGGGTCTGCTGAGACCCAGGGATATTCTTGTATTTGAGCCCGATGTAATTGTAAGGCTAAGGCTTTTAATTCTTGTTCGTTCATGATATTCTGAAGTTAAGTTGATAAACCCAATTATTTCTGTCCAGTTTGGTGAACGATATAAAGATACCGTCACCATCGGTAAAATTTTGCATAAATCGTACGCAGCCATCAGCAATGATGTTTTCTCTTGGTCGGTCTACTGTAACCAGGCTTTCAAATGTAAATGTATAATAGCAAGTTTCGTATACCCAGATTTGATTGATATCAATGCAGGCAAGTTGATAGTTATCGTATAACTTACTAAGTAACTCGTATAAGTTAGCCTTTAGGTTTTCCTTTTCTCCATTACAGAGGGAGAAAGTGTTTTTGTTAGTAAGGAATCTTTTAAGTACCTCGTCCAATGTTT